TAGACGACGAACTCGAGGGACTGCATCTCGATCGAGGCATACGAGGCTTTATCGAGCAGGCCGGCGAAGTGGGCGGGCAGCCGGTACCAGCGGCAGAAGATCTCTTCGACGTTGAACTTGCGACTCTCGAGGAACTGGCTGGCTTCGTTGGAGATCGAGATCTGCGTGAAATCCGCTTCCGGAGGCAGGAGGATCACTTCGCCGGAATCCGGGGAGCCGTGCACATCCTTCCATTCGGCGCGGAAACTGGCGCGCGCATCGCGGTCCTTCATGCCGGGGACCTTGAGCACGCCGCGGGCTGTGGCGCCGGAACTGAAGTAGGTGGCCGAATGGCGGCCCATGGCGAGCCCCGTGCCCGTATCCTCGCGGGCATAGGGGATGCAGCCCTTGCCCCACATGCCCTCCTCGCTGATGCAGCCGGGGATGTGCAGGATCTCGTCGGCGCGCATCGGCGTTTCCGAGCCATCGTTGTTGCGCACCAGGTAGGGGAATTCGGCCGAGACTTCCGTATCGGCCTTCTTGCGCGGCTTGACGCGGCTGGGGTGGATCGGGTGCAGCTCGGCCAGGTTGCCGCGGCGATCGCGGACGATCTCGGCGAAGCCGTTGCCCCAGTTGACGGTGTGGGCGGCCCGCGATTCCCAGAACGGCATGGCTGTCATCGATTGGTTGGGCTGGCAGCTCACGATGTGGTGGATTTCGTGATCGAGGGCGATGCGCTTGCCGCCATCGGGCAGCCGTTCGTAGAGGTTGAACGGCAGCATCGACGGGATTTCGGAGAGGATGCGCGTGGCGCACCAGACGGCGGCCAGGGTGAGGGCCAGGCCGTGGTCGACGACGACGCCGGCCTGGGTGCGCATCTGGCCGCCCCACCAGTAGCGCGAGAAGCCGCTGCCCATCGGCTGCCAGTCGGCGTAGAAGGCTTTCGGTTTGGGCCGGCCGTAGATCAGATCGAGCATGGTTTAGGGGCGAACGGCAGGAGGCAGGCGTCAGGAATCAGGAGGCAGGAATTAGGAGGCAGGAATCAGGAGGCAGGAGGCAGCAGTGATTCCTGACCCCTGACTCCTGTCTCCTGAGTCCTGATTCCTGGCTCCTGACTCCTAGTCCCTCTCGCCGCGCCCCTCCTCCCGGAGGCGGCTGTGGGTCACCAGTGCGAACAGGATCGTGCAGGGGATAATGAGACCGAGAGCGGGCCAGATCATCCACCAGCCGGCGATCATGCCGGCCAGGGCGGCCAGGCCCAGGTAGTCGCGGAGTGTGAGGAGTTGGGAAGCGAGCAGGAGCAGGCGCCGTAGCGGAGGCCAACGCCGGCGAACGATGTCGCGGGCGCGCGCAAGCAGCTTGGCGGCAAGGGCTCTCATGGATGGGGCCTCGTTCCCTTCCCGTCACGTAGCTACGCGCGGGCGCGACGCTCTCGCGTCTGGGATCAGTAGAGCAGATTGAACAGGAGGAAACGGAGGCAACGGAGGGTGGGCCCCCGGCGAAACCACGGTGCGACCGTGTGCGTCCCGCGTCCAAAGTGCGGCCTCAGACTCGGGGACAATCTCGACGAGGGCCCATGCATGCGGATTATGCTACAAGAGCGGCGGCCGGTCGCGCCAGCTTTCCTGCTTGGATTCCTCGGCCAAAGATTCGAACACTGCAATGCCGAGCGAATTGAAGAAAATCGTGCCATAGATGGGAAGGTCCTTATCGAGGGTATTATCCGGCACGTCATCAAAGCAGTCGCAACGGAGTTTGAGGCCGACCTTGCCTTGCAACTGCGGCCAGCCTGTTCGCTTGCCAAGCAACTCCCAATCGTTGGGCAGCGCATCGATTACCTGCTGGGTCAGTTCCGGACTCGTCTTTATGATCCCAACGCGCATATCGCCGCTTCCTCCGTTTGCTCCTGTTCTACTTCTTCACCTCGCCCGCGAAGCAGGTGGCGATGTCGCGGGCCACGTGCATGGGGGGCGTGCCGAAGGACCACGCGATTGTAACGCCTAGGGGCAATTGGCCATCGTGGTCCTCGGCGGCCAGTAGGCCGACCAAGGTTGTGGGCGCCCGTTCGTGGAGATAGGACGCCACCAGGGCGATGGCCTCCCGGCCGAACAGGCAACTGATAATCACGGCGTGGCCCCTATCCCCTAATCTCTCAACATGCCCGGTTCGTACCAGTCATCGTCTTTGGTCTTGCCGATGGCCTGGCCGATGGCCATGGCCTCGGCAACGATGCCATCGATTTTGTCCGTGGACTTTTTGCGGGCGGGCATCACGCAGCCTAGCCCATCGGCGCGGACGACGGTGTTGCCGGCCATCCAGCGCAGCACGGGGTTGGCGCCGTGGCGGAGCGTGCCGGCTTTGAGCAGCCGGGACATCGCCACCAGCGCTTCGTTGAAATTGGCGATGCATTGTGGGACTTTTTCCATCACGAAGCCGTCCGACTGGAGCTCCTGGGCGATCTGGCCGGCGTTCCACGGGTCGTAGCCGATGGACTTGATGTTGTGGTGCTCGCCGATCTCCCGGACATCGCGGCGGACGCGCGCATAGTCGAGCTCGTCGCCCTCGGTCTTGCGGATCAGCCCCTGTTGAATCCAGTCGTAATAGGTGCGGCGGTTGGTGCGTTCGCGCTCCTGGTTGATGTCCTCGGGGACCCAGCACCAGAGCAGCAAGGTATAGCCGCCGTCTTCATCGGGGAAGGCGAGCGCGAAGCAAGTCATGTCGAGCGTGTTGGCGAGATCGAGGCCGCCGTAGCAATCGCGATCGTGGAGGGCTTCCAGAGAGACGGCGAAGCGGCCGCAGGCGTCCCATTGCTGCATGTCGAAGTAGCCGCTGGTAGCATCCTGCCAGATGTTGAGGCGGAGCTGGCGGAAGGCGGCGCGGTCGCTGGGCGTGCCGTTCTTGGCTTCGCTGAAGTCCGCGCGGAACTTGTCCAGGGCAATCGTGTGGCCGAGGGAGGGGTTGGCTTTGCGCCACTGCTTTTCATCTTCCCATACGTCGTTGCCATCCGCTTCGGTGATGTAGACGAGCAGGCGGGTATCGTCCGTGTTGCTGCCATCACGCACGCTCTTCGCGTAGAGGTAGCGTTCGTAGCCGAGGGACGTCTTGTCGTTGCCTGCGGTCGAGATCTCGAAAAAGATCGGCTGGCGGCGCGAGGCGCCGCAGTAACGCAGCGTGTTGTAGAGTTCGGCCGTAACGACGTGCAGCTCGTCGATGACGGCGAAATGGCCGTTGACGCCGTGGCCGGTCTTGCGCGCCTCCGCCGACAGCACGGTATAGAAGCTGGCCCGTTGCTCGAAAACGATGCGCTTGACACTGGGAATTACCTTCAGGTATTGGAGCAGGGCCGGAGACTGGTTGACCATGTTCTGGACGACTTTGAACACGACGCCTGCCTGGCCACGATCGCGCGCTGCCCCATAGATTTCCGCGGCTGCCTCGCCGTCGGCCAGCAGCATGTAGACGATGAGCACGGCGGCCAGGCTGCTCTTGCCCTGTTTTTTGGGAACCCAGCCGGCAAACTTCGAGTAACGGCGGATGCCGGCCGCATCTTTCCAGCCGTAGAGCGGGCCGACCACGTCCAGCCATTCCCAATCGAACAGCTCGAAGGGCTTGCCGGCGAACTGGCCTTCGGCGTGGCGGCAGAACTTGGCGGCGAACTGGCGGACGCGATCGGCGGCCTGGAGATCGAAGCGGCAGCCGGCGTCGACGGCGCGCTCATCGGCGGCCGAGCGCATCCATTGTTTGGTGATCTTGTCCATACTCATGTGCAAAAAGGGAACAGGAGGCAGGAGACAGGGGTCAGGGATGATTCCTGGTTCCTGCCTCCTGGTTCCTGCCTCCTGGTTAAGAGCCCACGAACAGCTTCAGCTCATCGTGTTCGCTGCTGCTGGCCTGTCCCTCGAGGTGCAACCTGGCGCGGCTGGCGGCGCTCATGCCGAACTCGGAGTAGAAGCAGTGCATTTGCTTGAGCGCGCGGTTGAGGGCCCCGAGGTAGGGATTGGGCTTGAACTGGCGCGTATCCTCCAGGACGTTGCCGTCGCTGTCGGTCAACACGCTGCCGGTTTGGATGACCTCGCCTGTGCTCTGGACAATCCGTTCCAGCCGGGCCCAGCGGCTATAGGACTGGCAGGCGGCGGCGAGCATGGCGCGGTCGATGCGTTTGAGGAGGCCGGCGGCGTGCAGGTCCTTGACCAGGCGGCGCCATTCGGTTTTGGCTTGCTTGTCGAGGTGGTCCGGGCAGCTGGGCAGCCCCGGCGGCAGCTTGGGCTCGAGGTTGCGCCGGCGCTTGCCGGGGTTGCCGTGCAGATCGTGCAGGGCGTTCGGGATGGGTTTGCGGCCACGCATGGCCCGAGAGTAGCAGATAGTGGCGAGTGGCGAGTGGCGAGAGCGAAGAAATTCTAGCCACGCACGCTCGGCTCTTGGCCTTCGGCGCGCTCGACGTGCCAAGCTATTATCCCGCCCATGGCTTCAGCCAGGGAATCGCCGGCACGCGCCGCCAGTGGCAGATGCGCTCGAGCGCCTTGTGCGGCCGGTTCTTTTTGAGATCCCACACACTAATCACCCATTCGCGGCCGGCGGCGGGCTCGCCAGGGAGCGCTCCGCAACTGGCCGGTGAGAGGTGCACGGAGTACGGGCTGTCGGAGCCGTCCTCCCAGAGGATCTCGACGGCCTGATCCAGGCGTTGCTCCGGCCAGGGGCCCAGCGAACAAACCGCGTACTGTGCCGCGCGCATGTCCTCGATGGCCTGGCGCAGCGAGCGCGGCCAGAGCAGGCGGACGGCGCCGGCGTTGGGCGACAGAAAAATCTTGCCGGTCCGCTCGCAGTCACTCTCCCAGTAATTGGAGGCGAGGATGAGCGGGCCGTGGTTGTGAATTTCAATTTGCATGTTATCCGCCTTCCCGCGGCGCCGGCAGCGCCAGGCAGCTTTTCAGCGCGCTGCCCAGCTCCGGGCGGCTCATCCGCATTACATCGCAAACAATCACCT